GTTTAACCTTGACGGTCTTATCCGGGCAGACATGGAAGCTCGAATGTCTTCTTATTCGACCGGTCTACAGGCGGGCTTTATGACGATTAACGATGTTCGCCGCCTAGAGGACTTGCCTCCGATTGATGACGAAGCCGCCTCTACCGTTCGAGTCCCCCTCGCGAATGTCGCTATCGACGAATCGCATGTAAAAGCACAGTCGGAACGGGTACGCATGGCGCAAGCTCTCGTACAAGTCGGATACCAGCCTGCCGAAGTCCTCGAAGCCCTCGACCTACCCGATATCGGACACACCGGTCTCCCATCGGTTCAGCTTCAGGGAGTCGCACAGGTGGATCCAGAAAATCCCGATGCGCCCTATAAGGAGGAAGTCGAATGACGATTTACACCGCGAATGTGACTCTCGGCACCGCCGCGGAGCTTATCTTGCCGAGCGTGCATAATCCGCAACAAGTTGTCTTGCACAACATGACGAAATCCTCGAACGAATACATCTTCGTGGGCGGTGCGGATGTTGCTACGGATAATGCAATTCATATCGACCCGGGAGACAATCTTTATCTTACGATTCCTCCCGGGGATGAACTCTATGCGGTTAGCGACCCGAGCGGCCTAGAAGTAGGAATTATCGCTACGAGGAAATAATGCCTTATTACATCGAAGAGGGAAACTCTGCTTGCGCTGTCGGACAGTGGGCTACCACGAAGGACGATGGCGAAGTGATGGGTTGTCACGATACGAAACAGGAAGCGATTGACCAGGCTGTCGCTATTTCGATAAGCGAAGAGTCGGAGTATTTAGGCGAGCGCGCACAGCGAGACTTGCCGGATAACTATCGACCTGCTCTTTCCGAAGATGTTCCCGAGGGTCGAGCTTGCGGAAATTGTATTTTCTATGACGAAAGCCGCGTGTCGGATGATGGAACGCAGGCGTGGTGCGAACGCTGGGACGAATTCGTTATGGGCGACCACTATTGCAACGCATGGCAGGGCGAAGAGAATAGAGCCGAACCAGGCGAACTCGAAGTCGGAGACTTCGTGCGCTGGGATTCCTCGGGCGGAACAGCGCAGGGAAGAATCGAAAGAATTATCACCGAAGGCTCTATCGCAGTTCCCGACACCGAAGTAACGATTAACGCTTCCGAGGATGATCCAGCTGCGCTTATCCGTATCTACCAGGAGCGCGAGAACGAAGAAGGCGAATTAGTTTGGACGGCGACAGACACTCTCGTAGGACATCGCTTTTCTACTCTGTCTAAAATCGACCCGCTCGCAGGCGAACGCAATCTTCCGACTTTGCAGGTGTACGAAGACAGGCAGGTGAACCTAGAGCCTCCGGCCTATATGCGAGCAAGCGCTCGCCGCGGACTCGAATGGCATAGAGAAGGACTCTCTGGCGATGGTCTAGTGGATCGCACGGTACGCGAAGCCCGCGCAATGGCAGAAGGAAATGTTACTGCCGATAAATGGGTTCGCATCGCCGCCTGGATTGCCCGTCACCTTGTAGACCTAGAGGCTCCAGCTGCCGACTCCGACCATCCGGACTATCCGAGCCCGGGAGTGGTCGCTATGGCGCTATGGGGCGGCGGCGTGAATCGCAGGCAGGCAAATCGCGCTCTCGAATACGCGCAGGGCGTGGTTGCTAGAATAGAAGAAGAAAATGAAGGAAGGGTCACGGGAGAAGCCTTGAGCAAATTAGAAACTCGACACTTTACTTCGCACTTAGAGTTGCGCGAAGAGTCGGATGGGATGCACCTAACCGGTTACGCCGCGCGGTTTAACGAAGCATCCGAACCGCTTCCTTTCCGGGAAAAGATTGCACCGGGAGCTTTTACGCGCTCGCTGAAATCGCGGAATGACATCAAACTGTTGTGGAATCACGATTCTTCGACCGTGTTGGGATCCACGAGAGCCGGAACACTTACGCTCTCGGAAGATGATGAAGGGCTCCGAGTTTCCGCCGCGCTGCCAGACACCACCGCTGGGCGCGATGCCAAAGTCCTTATCGGCAGGGGCGATGTCACGGGCTTCTCATTTGGATTTACTGTTCCCGAGGGCGGCGACTCGTGGAGCGCCGATGGTTCGGAGCGCACTCTAAACTCGATTCGCCTCTTCGAAGTAAGCACCGGAGTTGCCTTCCCTGCTTATCCGACAACTAACGGCACCGCGCAAGTTCGCGGCTTGCAGAAGCTCGCTCTCCGCGCCGATGTTGATGTTGATGCTCTCGCCGATGCTTTGCTTAAGCTCGAGGCCGGACAGGAAATTACTTCGAATGACCGGCAACTTATCGACACGGTTCTTAATGAATTGAGCCCGCAGGCGGAAGAGGACTCCGCAGCTGACGAAGAGCAGGCGAAGGCGATGCTCGCTCTTAAGAAGAAGAAGCTACAACTACTGATGGGAATTTAAATGGCCTCGGAAAAGCAGATTAAAGAAGTTATTCTCCGCATTGCCGGAAACCCTTCTAGCGGGAGCATTAAACAGCTCGCTCCTGTCTGGGCGGAGGCTATCGCGAAGCTCGACGAGCCGAAGGTGAAGCGGGCGACTATCGCCCCGGAAGAGACTCGATGAGCCCGTGGGAGTTTCTCTCCTGGGCTGTTGCGGTGGCTGTAGCTCTTATTGTCGTGACTATTGCGATTGCGGTGGTCATTGCGGCTGTGAAAACAATGGGAACTAAAGAGCCGCGGCGCTTGCGCTCTATTAAATAATCTTGTCTGACAGGGCGCTCGCTACTCGCCGGATACTCGAGGCGAGTAACGGAAGGGTCATGTCTGGTCCTTTTAAAGACATGGTCTGGTCTTCGAGTCGTGTGTCTTGGGGGGATGGAGACCTTGGCTCGCGCCTGCTTGGAATTTACGAGCAAGAGCTCCATTCGATTATTGAAGAAATCGTAAAGCTCGAGCCCCGGAGAATAGTTAATGTCGGCTGCGCCGAAGGCTATTACGCTGTCGGTCTAGCGCGGCGACTGCCCCTTACCCGAGTAATAGCAGTAGACCAGAATGATGCGGCGCGAAGTTATACCCTCGCTAACGCCGCCGATAACGCTGTTAATCTTTCTACGCTTAGTTCTCCTCCGGAGCCGGAGAAAGGCGATGTGTGGATCGTTGATATAGAGGGAGCAGAATACGAGCTCCTAGACCCTACGAAACTATCCCTTCTGCGAGAGTCCTACATTCTGGTCGAGCTTCACGAGTGGACTCGGCAAAACTTAAAGAAAACAATGGCGCTCAGATTTAACGAAAGTCACGACATCGAGGAAGTGAACTCTTCGCTACGAGACCCTAACGCTTTCGAAGTCTGTCGCGGCATGCCCGATGCGCAGAAATGGGCAGTCGTATCCGAAGGGCGACCACAGAGCATGGCGTGGTTATGGTTAAAACCTAAGGCCGCGGATTCGGGTCTGGAAGGTTTCGACTAAGAGGAAAAACCGCAAGCGGATTCTCTTAGGACCAGAGTTCGATTCTCTGCAGATCCACGCAAGAGAGAACCCCGGCGGCTCGCTCACGCCGGGGCTCTCTTAAGAAGCTAGTGCGAGCAGGATTCGCAAAGCTCCTCCTCTTCTCCGGTCTCGATAACCGGGAAGCTTATTCCTTTCAGAACATCGTGCCAAACATCTAGATGCGTTAGGGGTCCATTAGCGTGGGTAGTGGACATTCCGAATCCGGTGTGTCCGAAGCTATATTCGAACCCATCGGGTAGCTCGACCCAGACATCTAGTTCATATCCGGTTCGGGTTTCGGTAATCGAAGCCCCTTGTGCATCGGCGAGAGCTGCGGGTTATCTAGTCGATTCGTAATCATTCGGAATTCCTTTCTTTCTCGATGTGGGTTACGAGGATGTCCCCCGCGTGTTCGGTGCGGACTTTATAGATTCCGAACCCGCTCCCCTGCGTGAAGCTTAGGAGCTCGCCGCGGAGCTTCTGCGTGCCGTGAACTGCGGTTACGGTTTTTCCGATATCTGATTCTTTAATCATTAGCTCTCTTCTCCTCTAATAGTTGTCTCGACAGTTAGATAAGTGCCTCCGAAGCGCTCTCCTGGTTCGAAGCTTCCGCAGAAGTCGCACATCCGCCGACTGAAAACGATGTGCTCTGCATATTCGTTCGCGGCTGTCATCTTCGGAGCGAAGGGTTCTTCGAAAATGCAGTCGATGCAGACTAGACCCTTGTGTGCGGTGTAATCGTTGATGGTTATCATGTTCTTCCTTTCCGGTAATCGCTTTTAGCGATAAGACAATAGTAAACCCCTTTACACCGAATGTCTAGCTCATTCTTACGAAATTTAAACCCGACTGCAAGCCCCTCTTTAAACTAGAAGTGCGGAAGTGAGTTAGCTCTGCCGCGGGGTTCAGCGTAAGCGCGGCCTATCGAAAAGAATAAACACTTACGAAAGGACTTCAATGTCTGAGTTCATCAAGGCTCAGGAGGAAGTTCGCGCAAACCTTACGATGCAGATTCGGGAAACCATCGATTCTGCGGAGCAGGAAGGGCGCGGACTCGCCGCCGAAGAGCTCGAAAAGATTGACCGCATCGAGGCTGACATCCGCAAAGCGGACCAGGCTATCGAAGTGGCGCGGCGTGACGAAGAGCGCAAGCACGAGGCTTCCCTCGCTGCTAAAGGCTTCGTAGTCGCAGAGCAGGGAGAGCAGTCCGCTTCGGACATCCTCCGCTCGATTGCTGATACTCGCGGCACCCACACCTTCGAGAAGCGCACCATCGTGTCTACTGACAACACGGTGCCGAAGAGCTTCTTCGACCAGGTGTTCGATGTCGCTCGACTGGTTGGACCCATGTGGGACGAGTCGGAAATGATCCAGACCACTTCTGGCGAGGATTTGACCATCCCGACCCTGACCGGATACTCGACCGCTTCGCTTAAGGCCGAAGGTTCGGCGCTGGACGCATCCGATGCAACTTACTCCAGCATCACCCTCGGGGCTTACAAGTACGGCTTCCTTATCCAGGTGTCGCGCGAGCTTGTCAATGATGCCGGATTTAACATCGAGGCTCACTTGGCACAGCAGGCTGGTAACGCCATTGGCTACAGCACGAACGCCGCGCTGACCACGGGCGATGGATCCGACAAGCCGAACGGTATTATCACCGCCGCTTCGACAGGTGTGACCGGTACTGCTACCGACTACATCTTCACCGCGGACGAGCTCATCAGCTTGCAATACACGCTCGATGGTGCAGCTCGACGGTTGCCAGGGGTGAAATACATGGCGAACGGTTCGACCATCGGCAAGATGCGAACCTTAAAAGATGATGCGGGCAACTACCTGTACCAGGTAAATGTTGGTCAGCCGGATTCTTTCGCTGGTTACGAAGTTGTCGAGAACCCGCACATGGCCTCGACAGGCACCGCCGCACTGGCAGTCGCCTTCGGTCACCTGCCGTCATATAAAGTCCGCATGGTCGGAGGCGTTGATGTTGCCTCCTCCCAGGACTACGCCTTTAACCAGGACTTGGTCACTTACAGGTTCTTGGTCAGGCTTGATGGCGATTTGACACACGCTTCCCACATTAAGCTTTGGGAGGCGAAGACCACCTAATCGGTCTTCCTCTTGCGGAGCCCCGGAGAATCTTTCGATAGAGAGTTCCCGGGGCTTCGTGCTATCCTGAACCGGTAAGCCGCATCTGGCTTCCTTTCGGTAATTCGGAGCCCCGTCCTACTTGGGCGGGGCTTCGATATTTGCTAGAGTTCGAATGTGGGTAAACAACACGAACAGATTTCGGCGGTAGTTTCTTTTTCCTCGAATAGTCCGGGGACACCTACCGGTTATGGGCAACAGGCGCTCTACATGGTCGAGCGGATGGTGCGCCACGGTATGCGAGTGGCGGCTATGTCTAACTTCGGTCTCGAAGGCCGAATGGAAGATTTAAAAGTCAAGGGCGGGAAGATACCGCATTATCCGAAGGGGCTAACTCTTTATTCGGATGATGTTCTTCCGAGCCATCACTCTCGACACCGGATAGGGCACGAGGATAAACCGCATGCTATCTTCACGCTCTACGACACTTGGACTTACCAGAATCCGGAGCTCGACGAAATCCCGATTATTTCTTGGGTGCCGCTCGACCACATTACGCTTCCTCTCCCTGTCGCTAAATGGGTAAGTAAGTCAAATGTGACTCCGATTGCAATGTCTCCCCATGGGAAGCGACAGCTCGATTCGGTAAACATCGGAAATACTTATATCCCGCATGGCGTGGATACGAGTGTCTACAAGCCGACAGAGTTTTTCGACGATACTCCCGGGCGGGAGTTTATGCGCGTTAAGGACGAATTCCTTATTAGCATGTTCGCCGCAAATAAGGCTTCTCGGCACATTCACCGCAAAGCCTTCGCCGAAAAT